TACACGGGCGTGGAATGTATTGATTAGATACGACAAACTAGAAAAAAACCCTTGGGGATTTGTGGAAAGGGCTAAAGTTGCGCCTCGAAATATGGTATGGATGCCAGAGCACTTCAAGCAGTTTTTAAATACTGCATTTAGCGTAGCTAAATGGAGAAACATTGGACTTTTAGTACGTATTAATGTTGAGTTGGGTCAGCGTATTGAAGATATAAGAGTATCTGAATGGCCTAACTATAACTTTGATGAAAAGCTTTATATGAGAGAGGTGATACAGAAAACAAAGGAGAGGATACCGGGAATACCCTTGTCAGATAGTCTTGTACAGATGTTGTTAGAGCAAAAAGAGGACTACGGCTTTCAAAATTATGTAGTACCTAATCCTTACCGGCTTAAACCATACAGTGAACAAAATATATCTAGAACTTTTAGAAAAATAATGGACGCAGCAGGGCTACCCAAAGAGCTACAACTAAGAGACATACGAAGAACGGTGCTTACTGATTTAGCAAATCATGGGGCTACGGACACTGAGATAATGGCTTATAGTGGACACAAAAGCAGGGAGAGTTTAATGCCATATGTATGTATAAGCACACACCAAGCACGTAACGCTGCCGATAAGCGTAACTTCTCAATGGACGATGATGAATGGACGTAATCAGATATATAAATAGTTTAGATTTACAATTAGATGAACGACATAGGGGCAATTGTCCTAGATGTAATGGTAGAAATACCTTCACTGTAACAAAGAAAGTAGGTACACTTCTTTATAACTGTTATAAAGCTGATTGTAAGTTAGGTGGAGTGACTGGGCAAAGAGTTTCATTGAGAGATATACAAAATAGAAATAAGGAAAGTGATAAAATATTTACTATGCCAGATTATGTTACACCAGTGGTGGACAGTAATAAAAACAGTCCGACATTTTGTAAATTTTCAGCACGGTATGGGCTTAACTTAAATGAAATTAACTTATACTATGACATAAAAGAACATCGTATAGTTTTTCCTATACTACACAACTATAATATCGTAGATGCTGCTGGACGGGCCGTAAACTCCATTGTACGGCCTAAATGGAAGCGTTATGGGTCCAGTGGGTATGGGTGTAAGATGGGAGAGGGTAACATAGCTGTAGTGGTAGAGGATTGTATATCTGCCGCTGTAGTGTCTACTACATTTAATAATTGTGTAGGGTTTGCTTTGTTAGGTACAAATTTTATGACCTCTTATTATCAACAGCTACATGACATTGATGCAATCATAATTGCTCTTGATCCTGACGCAAGCAACAAAAGCATAGCTATGAAGAGGGAAATAAGTACACATATTCCTGCTGCTGCAGGTATATTTACATTTAAATTAGAAGATGACTTGAAATATAGGAAGAAACATGATATAAATGGGATAGAGAATAAAATTTTGGAAATTCGTAATGGTATGGAAGGGGAAGATAATGGAACTAGCACTACTACGCACGTTAATATCTCGTGAATTTTATGAGAGCAATAAAAGTATAGCAAAGGAAAGGATATTTAGAAGCAAGGAAACACGGGCTATTAAAAATACTATTGATTTAGCTATGGTTGATTATGAGGATGAAATAGGTGTGGGTGATGTAGAGGCACTATTCTTTTCTTCTAATCAAGCATTGACCACCGCCCAAAAGGATATATATACAAGCTTATTTAATAAGATAGTTGCATGTGATCCTTTAAATTATGATGTAGCTCAGGATGTGCTGAGAGAATTAAACAGGGAGGACGCAGCTAATGAACTTGTAGACATGGCTTTCAAGATGTCCAATGGTGAGTTGACCTCTTTACACAAGGTTGTTGAATTTATTAATCGGCGTGAAGAAGACTTTCTACCTGCGCTAAAGATTAATTTTGAGAGCATGGATGTAGCGTCTCTATTAGAGAAGAATGACTTAGAGTTTAAATGGAAGATAAACATACCTACTGTAGCACAATTAGTTCCCGGCGTTAATGGCGGTCAATTGATTGTAGGTGCAGCAAGGCCAAATACAGGTAAGACAAGTAGCCATGCTTTTTTATGTGCGGGAGCAAACGGTTTTCTTCATCAAGGAGCAAAGGTTATGGTGTTAGCAAATGAAGAGGCAACCAATCGTGTGTCTGCGAGATACCTAACTGCATCATGTAATATGACTATAGATACTATCAAAAAGGACAAAACAAAAGCTGAACAATTTTTCAACCCTATAAAAGATAAACTTAATGTAGCTGATGCTACTGGTTGGGACTTAGACAGGATGGAAAGGGCTGTTAAGGCGTATAAGCCTGACATACTAATTGCTGACATGGCAGATAAATTCCAGCCTGAAGGTACATATACAGCACATCACGAGAAGCTGAAGGCTACCTATGTCAGGCTAAGAATAATTGCTAAACAATATGATTGTGTGATATTTGCTATGTCACAGTTATCGGCTGAAGCAGAAGGAAAGGTGTTTGTAGACATGTCTATGTTAGAGGGCAGCAGAACAGGCAAGGCTTCTGAAGCAGACGTACTGTTTTGTATTACTAAAACACCTATGATTGAAGGACAACAGGAGGAAGACAGCGCAGAGAGACATTGGCTTGTGCTAAAGAATAAGCTTACTGGTAAGCATGGTAGGGTAGTAACTATGTTCGATCCAGAGACAGCGACCTATCATGCATAGGAGGGTGAAATGAAACTTACCTTAGACATAGAAAATACAGTAACTCGTTTACCTTCAGGAAAAATTGTGCTTGATCCGTTTACACCTGAAAATAAATTAGTTCTTGTATGTACTAAAACAGATTCAGGAGAGGAATCATCATTCTGGTTTAACCACAAGACGCACACAACAGAAGGAGCTAAAGATAAACTACAAGCACAACTGGATAAAGCTACTGTAATTATTTGTCATAATGCTCAACATGAACTCATTTGGTTATGGGATTGTGGTTTTAAGTATGATGGGGCTGTGTTTGATACAATGCTTGTGGAATATTTGTTTCAACGTGCACAGAAACAACCCCTGTCCTTACAGGCTATAGCAGAAAGGTATTGTCTTGATAATCAGAAGATGGACTTGATGAAAGAGCAACTTAAAGCAGGGGTATCTGTTGACGAAATAGATGGTGATGATTTAGAGGAGTACTGTTTAGCTGATGTCAAAGCTACACAGGAATTGTCTCAGGTCTTAGTTAAGAAATTATACACAACAGAGTATACTTCTCTTAATCCTATAGTAAGCTTAACTAATGAACTGTGTAAGCTTCTCGCAAAGATATATTCAAGAGGTTTTTCCATAGATAAACAAGCCTTAGCAGATGTGAAACAGGAATTTAAAAAGGAACATTCAGAGATACTACATAGTTTAAACAGTCAAGTAATCACATTAATGGGGGATACTCCTATAAACCTATCTTCACCAGAACAATTAAGCACTCTTATCTATAGCAGAAAACCTATAGACAAAAAGGATTGGTCAACAAACTTTCCAAAGTACATGAACAAAAAAGAATTTGATGAACAGGTTAGAAATAAAAGTGCTATTATTTATAAAACAAAAGCAATACAGTGTTCTGATTGTTTTGGCAGGGGGTTTAACACCGCAAGGAAAAAGGACGGTACGTTAGGAAAAGCCAAGAGGCTGTGTAAGGTATGTAATGCTAAAGGCATTCTTTACTTACCACAACAACGTATTGCAGGTTTAAAGTTTTCCGCTCCTGCAGCCAGTTGGGTATCAAATCATGGCTTCAGTACGAGTAAAACAAGTATTGAGATGTTGGAAATGGTATCTAAACGTAAGAATATGGTACAAGCACAAGACTTTTTACATAAGGTGAGGAGGTTGTCTGCATTAGATACATACCTATCTTCTTTTGTTGAAGGCATAGAAACCTATATGAAAAATGACGGTAAGTTACATGTACGGTTAGTACAACACAGAACTTCTACGGGAAGATTAGCTTCAGACTCACCTAATTTACAAAACATGCCTAGAGGAACTACGTTTCCTATAAAGAAAGTGTTTAAATCACGTTGGAAGGAAGGTAAAATAATAGAGGCAGACTTTGCTCAACTTGAGTTTAGGACTGCAGCATTTCTAGGAGGAGATGATTTAGCTAAGGAAGAAATTAATACTGGTTTTGATGTACATAGTTATACTGCAAAGGTTATATCCGATGCAGGTCAACAGACTTCAAGACAAGAAGCTAAAGAGCACACCTTTGCCCCTTTGTTTGGTGCGACAGGTTATGGTAGAACTACAGCAGAGGAAGCATACTACAAGCAGTTTGTACAGAAGTATGAAGGGATAGGGGTATGGCATAAGAGCTTGGCTAATGAGGTAATGGCTACGGGTATGGTTACTACACCTACAGGAAGGCAGTTTGCTTTTCCTAATGCTAAACGTAGAAGCAATGGTGGTATCACTTTCTTTACGGCAGTAAAGAATTACCCTGTCCAATCCGTATCTACAGACATTGTACAACTCACATTACTATTGGTTGAAGAGCAATTACAAAAGAAGCTTCTTAAAAGCATGATTGTAAATAGTGTACATGATAGTGTAGTTATAGACACACATCCAGATGAGGAAGTTTATGTACAACAATGTATCAAACAAGTTGAACATCAGTTACAAAACATGTTGAATGTAAAGTTTCAGATGAATTTTGACATACCGTTGGTTATGGACTGCAAGATAGGAAATAATTGGATGGAAGTTGCATAACTTGCTTGACAAAAACAAATATTAGTGTATAATGGGGAACTTATTTAACAGAGAAAGGATCATATTATGGAAACACAAGTAGCTACAATTAGTACAGATAACTATGATATTATGGCAAATGTTATGGGAATGGGGAAACCATCAGCGACAGAGAGTTCGTTTAGTATCCCTCGAATGAAGATTAGCCATCAGCCTATTATGGATATGGTCGAAACCAAGGGCAAGAAGAGGCAGATGGAGGTAGTTCCGGGTGGCACATTCGCCATAACCGGCAATGATGGTGACGTTAGTTATTGTGAGAGTGTTAAGTTTAGGCCGTTTCTTCAAAGGTTTCGCTATACACGTTGGGTTCCTTATACGACACCAGATCAATATGGAAAGAAGGGTAAGTTTATTCGCTCTGTACTTGTAACACAAGATAACTTTAATAACTCTGATCATATGGATGATGATGGTGGCTTCAATTGTGGTCGTCCTTCAGGTTACATTAAGGATTGGAAAGCATTGCCTGAAGCTACTCGTCGTTTAATATCTTCTGTAAAACGAGTGCGCACCTTGTTTGGTATTGTATCTTCAGATGAAGCCATGAATGAAAAAGGAGAAACTTTAAATACTCCTATGGAAGCTCCTGTCATTTGGGAGATAGGCAATAAGGATGCCTTTAAGGTCATGGGAGAGGCTATTGGAAGGTACTTTTCAGCAAAGCGCCTTTTACCTGATCACGTAATGACTATCACCACAAAAGGAGCACCTATGGCTAACGGCAATATGTTATATAGCCCTATTCCTGTGGTTGATTTATCAACTAAGATTGAGATTAGTGAAACGGATCAAGAGACATTTGGTAATTTTGTATCATGGGTTGATGGTCAAAACAATTATGTTACAAACAAGTACAAGGAAAAAAATAGTGGAGGGTCTTTTTCTCAAGACGACAGCAGCCTTATAGAGGAGTTTGTTACTGTAGTAGAGGACGTTTAGATGGAACATCCTGTTGAACTACTCGTCCATAACTACTTTACAAAAGTTCTTGATGGTTCTGCAAGTATGGCTGCAGATACAAAAAAGAAAGTAATGAAACATGTAGAGCAATCATTAGATAAACAGTTTGGTGATAAAAACAACAGGAAGTTTCGTTTACGAGCAAGCAATATCGGGAGGGCTACTTGCCAACTTTGGTTTATGAAAAATAAACCTGAGAAGGCAGTGCCTCCCGGTACTAATTTTCTGTTAAGAATGTTGATAGGAGATATCACTGAAGCTGTGTTCAAGGGTGTGTTAACGGAAGCAGGAGTTAATTACGGAGAACCAGAAAAGGTTCAAGTAGAAGTAGCAGGAGAGATGGTTAGTGGAGAGTACGATCTTATTGTAGATGGTAAGGTTGATGACATAAAATCTGCTAGTCCTTGGAGTTATAGAAACAAATGGATAGGAGGAGAAAATATAGCAAAGTATGATAGCTTTGGTTACATAGGACAACTTGCTATCTATGCTAAAGGTAAGGAAGTAGAAGCAGGTGGGTGGTGGGTTATCAACCACGCATCAGGTGAATTTAAGTATGTAAAATACGCCAACAATGTAGATACGGTGCTTAAATCCTTAGAAAAAACTGTAAACACCCTAAAGGAAAATAAGTTTTCTCGTTGTTATGTGCCAGTGAAAGAAACTTATAGAAAAGTTCCTAGTGGGAGATATACGTTAGGTACTGAATGTAAGTTTTGTGATTTTAGATTTGCTTGTTGGGGAGATGCACTATCAGAACAAGAGTCTAAGGTAAGTAAAGCAAAAGAAAAACCCATTGTACAATACATAGATAAAGGAGTAGTAATATGAGTGATGAAGAAAGTAATTTGCTATTTAGTGAAATGTCAATTAAAGAGTTGACAGAAACTGTAGATGAAATGTCTAAACAATTAATGGAAGCAAAGGCTGCCTTGCGAAATATGAGATTGTCTGGAGTTCGATCAGCTATAGAAGCACGAAAACTAGCGGATGTTGATCTAGCTGATGAACTTAAAAAATTGGGTATTAGTAATGTACTACCTTCTGGTCCTTTTAGAACGCCTTACTTTAAGTGGTACTAGTCAACAAAACTTTTTCTCTTAACTATACAAGGATACATGTAAAATGATAAAAATAGATATTACAGATTCAATGAGAAAGGCATCCCATAAAAAAGCAAAAGAGATGGGGGTATTATATAAGAGCATTACTCATGGAAAGGGAAATGTCTTTGGCTTTTTAGGCGAAGAGATTGTTAGGAAGGTGTTAGGAGGAGAGGACCATAACACACGGGATTATGATCTATTAGTAAATGATAAAAAGATTGATGTTAAGACAAAGAAAACTTCTGTAACACCAAAATCAAACTATGAATGTAGTGTAGCAGATGTAACAAGAAAACAAGATTGTGATTACTTTGCATTTGTACGTGTGTTGAATGATCAATCTGTTGGATGGTTTCTTGGTTTAAAAGAACGAGATGAATATTATAATGAAGCTGTCTACCTTACAAAGGGGGAACACGATCCAAGCAACAATTACTTTGTGAAAGCAAATTGCTACAATCTTCCAATTTCATCTCTTGACCAAACTGTAGATGGGATTACGGACGATAGTAAATTAGTATGGGTGGCGTAAGGCACCTTGCATGGTTCAGAGATCAAAGTATAATAAAAAGGGATTTGTAAAAGCTAGGAAGAATGGGTTTCGTTCTGGTTTAGAAGAAAAAGTAGCAAAGCAAATACAAAAAGCCAATCATAAACTGCGCTATGAGGTAGTAAAGATTAAGTGGATTGACTTTGCTATTCGTTCTTATACACCGGACTTTGTTCTTGATAATGGTATTATAATAGAAGTAAAAGGTTTTTGGTCTGTAGAGGACAGAAAGAAACATGCAAAAGTTAAACAACAACATACAGACTTAGACATCAGAATGGTGTTTGAAAATAGCAAGCGTAAAATAAGAAAGGGTTCTAAAACTTCTTATGGTATGTGGTGTGATAAAAATGATATACTGTATTATGATAGAATAATACCCCTTTCTTGGATGCAAGAAGAATTACTTTTTATGCCACCAGCGGTTGTAGTTATTAACGAGAGTAAGTTACAAGGAGTACCATATGGGCATAACATTTAACCAAATAAAAGTAAACGATTTTGTAATTGTGTTAAAGCCTGTTATGAGAAAGTTAGACACAGGTAAAGAGGTTATGTGGACGGGAGAGGTAGCGGTGAAGCTACTTACCGACTTAGCAAAACATACCCTTAATGATTATGAGTTTGAAAACATGTCTAGGATATCAAATTTAATGGCTGCATCTATACCGGCAATGCACGAAAATAACATTGTACGACATATTATAGATTATTATTTGGCTAATAACTCTCTTGAATTAGATCATATTGATATAGAAGAAGTAGAAGAAGAAGTAACCGATAATAACATTATAAAGCTAACCTTTAACAGTGAAACAGAAGGAAATGCATAATGCCAAATGATGCCTTTATTAAAAATATGGAAAAAGAATTAAAATCTACTGCTATCAATTTACCCACTGGTAAAAAAGATATGGTGAATAGCCCCTCACATTACAATAAGCACGGGATAGAATGTATACAAGCTATTCGAGCTACATTAACAGATGAAGAATTTCGTGGCTATTGTAAGGGAAATGTGTTAAAGTATACTTGGAGAGAAGCCTATAAAAACAAAGATGAGGATTTACAAAAAGCACGATGGTATTTAAACAGACTATTAAGTGAATTAGGTAGCGATCCATGAAAGCTAGAGCTAATATATTTTTAGAAATTGACCCTGAAGAATTTTTCATGCCCGTTGATGGTAATCCTACAGATGAACTTACTGACATGCTATATGAACTATTAGAAAATCTAGATGGAACTAGTATTTTAAACCTAAAAGTTAAGTGCACTGGAGTACCAAAATATGAAACACATGAATGATTATCAAAGGTTTATTGCTCTTTCAAGATATGCACGTTGGCTTGAAGAAGAAAATAGAAGAGAGACATGGGAAGAAACTGTATCAAGACTAATAGAATATTTTTCTTACCATGTAGCTACAAACTTAGAAGTTAAACTCGATGTTGATATATGGAAAAAACTAAAACAAAATATTATTTCTTTAAACATTATGCCCAGTATGCGTTCTATGATGACCGCTGGCCCTGCTTTGTCACGAGAAAACATAGCGGGGTATAACTGTTCTTATATACCCATAGACAACCCCAAAGCATTTGATGAGGTGTTGTACATATTAATGAATGGTACAGGTGTAGGTTTTTCTGTGGAGAGGCAGTACATAAATAGTTTGCCTACTGTGCCAGACAGGGAGTTTGAATACACTGAAGATGTAATTTGTGTAGCTGATTCAAAAGAGGGCTGGGCAAGAGCCTTTCGAGATTTAGTTTCTTATCTATACACATGTCGAGTTCCTAAGATAAATGTAAGTAAGGTACGTGCAGCAGGAGCAAGGTTAAAAACATTTGGTGGCAGAGCGTCAGGACCACAGCCACTAGTCGATCTTTTTGATTTTACAATTACAAAATTTAAGGAAGCACGAGGAAGAAAACTAAACTCATTGGAATGCCATGACCTTGTATGTAAGACAGGAGAGGTTGTGGTTGTAGGTGGAGTACGTCGATCCGCTCTTATATCTTTATCTAATCTATCAGACTATCGTATGAGAGAAGCTAAGACTGGGCAATGGTGGGAAACAAACCCTGAAAGAGCATTAGCTAACAACTCTGCTGTGTATACTGATGTACCAGATACAGGTACATTTATGAATGAATGGTTATCCTTATACCAAAGTAAGTCGGGTGAACGTGGTGTATTTAGTAGGCAATCTGCTCAGAAAAAGGCAGCACAAAACAAAAGGAGAGAATCTGATATAGCCTTTGGTACTAACCCTTGTTCCGAGATTATACTGCGCCCTAACCAATTCTGTAATCTTACAGAAGTTGTATGTAGAAGCAACGACACAAAAACAACACTTAAAAACAAAATAGAGATGGCTACTATTTTAGGAACCATACAGGCTACCTTTACAAACTTTGGGTATCTACGTAAGCGTTGGCAGAACAACACAGAGGAGGAACGACTGCTAGGTGTATCCTTGACAGGTGTAATGGATTGCCCACTACTCAACGGAACTACAAGTAATTTACCTGCTACACTAGAGTATCTACGTTCTGTAGCTGTGGAAACAAATAAACAGTGGGCTTCTAAGTTAAATATACCACAATCTACAGCTATTACATGTGTTAAACCTTCTGGTACGGTTAGCCAGCTTGTTAATAGTGCTAGTGGCGTACATGCACGGCACAATGAACACTACATTAGAACAGTTAGAGGAGACAATAAAGACCCACTGACACAGTTGATGATAAGTGTAGGTGTGCCATATGAAATAGATCATCTACAACCTGATACAACTACGGTATTCTCATTTCCAATGAAGTCTCCTGACAAAGCTATCTGTAGAAATGATTTGTCAGCTATACAACAACTTGAGTTATGGAAAACTTATGCAGAACATTGGTGTGAGCACAAACCTTCAGTGACTATTTCTGTTAAAGAAAAGGAATGGGTAAACGTAGGTGCTTGGTGTTGGAATAACTTTAGTTATCTTTCTGGTGTGTCATTCTTGCCACACACAGATCACACATATAAACAAGCTCCTTACCAAGACATAGACGAGGCAGACTATACTTCACTATTAGCTAAGATGCCAAAGAATATTGATTGGACTAAACTTTCGGCTATAGAAAAAGAAGACACGACAACAGGAACACAAGAACTAGCTTGTACTGCTGGAGTGTGTGAATTAGTAGATATTACAGCTTAATTAAGGACAATTTTATGTATAAAGAACGACATCCTCCTCTTTATGTTCAACATGACAAGGGTTATCGTGCGTTTAAGCGAGGCCGTATCATTAATCCCTATGAGAAAGAAAGTTCTTTTTATAAGGAGTGGGAGAGGGGTTTTAATAAGGCATATTTTGAAAACTTAGGAAAATTAAATGTCAGAACAACTTGAAAAAAACTTAAAACAAGAAGTTGATAACTGGAAACAAAAAAAGGAAGGCCATAAAGAACCTTCCTTGTTGAATGTATTAACTAATCATGTTAGAGATACCGATAACCCACAAACATATTGGAATCATGGTAAAGGTGCATTTATGAATAGTTTAAAATTACTTGTGTGTTGTGCAGCAGGAGTGGTACACTCAATTTTTCCTTGGTGGTTTGAGTTTACAACTTCAACCGCTGTCATCAAAGCATTTAAGATTATTGTAGATAGTAAGCGACACAGAAGAGAGATACAGGGTATTATACCTGACTACTTAAATAAAGATAGGTTTTAATTACCGTTTGTTTTGCCTGCATCCTTTATTTGTTCTTTAAGCTCCTCCACAAGTTCGTGGCGGGGCTTTTTTCTTTTTATTCGTTCAAGTCCATAATAAGCTCTAACAGTTTCATCATGCTCAATAAAATTTATTTCTAATACTCTAACCCTATCGATTAGACGTATGACAACTATGTTTAACTCTTTCATTTGTTTAGAGAGTTGTTCTCTTGTGTCTCTTATTTCTTCATCTAGCTCTTTACGCAACTCATCTGCATTCTTTATTGTGGCGTCATGTTGATCAGCTAGTTCTACCTTTAAGTTATTTGTTATCCATTTGATTAGCCACCATAGAGCATACCCTGCAGCAGCGGCAGCTACTACAGGGATGCCTACGGTTTCAAATAGTTTTATAAGAGAGGCTACGGTCATTGTGATCGTGATCTTTTTCTAAAGCGTTTAGCTTCTGCTATTAACCCTCTAATCTCATTTACATCATTTAAGTCTGGAGATCGTCCGAAACTACTTTTAAATGAGGATATAGCCATACTTCTCTCTACATCAGGCATAGCTCTAAATTTAGTTTGTAGCAATCTTGCCATTTGTTTTTCTATACGCGCTTGTTTTTTAGGGTCTTGTGTATCATAAAATTGTTCTTCTAATTTTTGTGAAGCTATATCATACACAGTATCTCTTTTACTTGTTACAAAATTTCGTAAAGCATATTTTCGTTGTTCTGGAGGAAGCTCTTTATAAACATCCTCAGAAATGAAGGGGATAATATCACGTTGTACTATTTCTTGATAATGCTTTTTTACTATCCTTGTTAAAGAATCGTCATCTGGAACATTAGGAAATAGTTTCCATGCTTGTAGTCCTAATCTGTCTAATTCTTTTTGGAAAATATTTTTGTATTTAGGTGAACCAATTCCTATTAATTGTCTTTCTAGACCCTTTTTTCGTTTAGCACTAGGTTCTGATGGCAAAGCAGTTGGTATAATTATATCTCCCGCTGTACTTTCTTCCAAACCAAGTATTTCTGCAGAAGATATTATTCTAAAGTATTTTCCATCACTCGTTATTGGCAATGCTCTTAATGTAGTTTTTATAAACGCATCCATAGGACTAACATTATCGGTAGCTTTTATTCCTTCATATTCCTTTGGATCAAATGTAGCCATAACATCTCTAACAGCACCCATACTAACAAGAAATGTACTTGCAACATTACCTGCCATTTCCATTAGTGCTGTATTTAATTGCCTTGATGCAATTTCTCTTTGTTGTGCATCTTCAATAGAATCAACAGTAACGCCTTTACTAATAATAATATTATCAGCTATAGTATCTTGTATGTCGCCTAAAAGCTGATTACCAATTCCTGTTTTAAATTGAGGACCGAATGCAGCTTTTAAAAATTCTGTAAATGTTTGGTATTCTAACATTTTTGAATAAATTGGGTCTTTAGCAGTGTCCTGCCAATTGTTTTTAAGCTCATCTCCAATTAACATAGGAGCACCTGCAATTTTCATATCCCTCATGCTAGACCTAGTAATTAAATCCGCCATCCACATGTAAGCGGCAAATGGACCATAAAAAGCTTGAGCGTTTTCATACTCTCCTGTATCTTTATTATAAAGTTCCCACCATCTAGCGTCTGGCCCTTGTTGTGCGCGAAGTTGGATAGCACCATACAACATTCCTAATCCAGTTATTTGTTGGGCCACTCTTTTTGGTACAGCTTTTCTTGCTCTTTCTTTTCTTGCTAAAGCTTTTTTTAATGCGGCTCCTTCTAACTCTGGACCTATTGCTTTTGTTGCTCGTCCTAGAAGCTTAGGAAAATCCATTAATCCTACAAGTGGAGCATGTTTATACATAAATTCTAAAGAATTAGCTGTGAATCTTGGGAAGGGTATAATTAGAGACATTCCCGGTTTATTGAAAGTTTTAATAAAGCCATCACCAATAGCTTCCCATACACTATCTCCAGTTCTTTTATTATATCCTTTTTGATAGGTAAAACTTAAAGCTTCAGTCATTGCTTCCGATATAAACTTAGGGTCTATTTCATTAAATGTCCCTTCTTCCATGTGCTTTAATAGTTGCTTTCTTCCTACAAGACTTTGTAATTCTGACATAAACACAGCACGTTTAAAAGTATTGTCGGCTAGGGTGTTTAAGCCATTTAACCACCTTGATACTTTAACAAAAGATTTTCCTGTACCCATAGCTGCTTCTATATCAGCAGCTTTTCTAAATAACTCTCTAAAATTTACGGGCATTTCCTCTGAAAACATAGCTTTTAATATAGACGCTTCAGAGGGATCAAGCATAGTTTTTAAAAGTCTCGGACCTGCAAACATTCTATGCTTACCAGCAATACGACTTTCTTTTGTACCAAGTTGCATAACTGCTCCTTGAAAGAAATTATCAAGAGCAAATATTGCCATTCTTGCTGTACCGTTTGCTGTATTACGAATTGTGGTAGCAGGTTGAATTGTCATTAAACCTAGTCTAGCTTTATCTATATTTTTAAGTATCGTATAATAATTAGCTGGGGATAACCCTGTAGGTAGACTGAAAGCCCTAGTCATTTGTAAAACTTCTTCAGGAACAGGGGTTATATCACCTGCAAGCCTTCCTTCACTAACCAATTTTTGAGATTGTTCTTGCATTACTTTTAAATTATTATGTAATGTCTCAGCGGCAGATTTACTAAACAACTTTGACATTTGACTTTGCGTGGCTAGAATCCTAGCCGCTTCCGATACTTCTGCTAGATATAAATGAGAAAATTCTTGTGGTGTGAGGCCATAACTTCGTATAATACCTTCAAGTTCTTCAGGAAGAAGTTTTCCAGCCGCTTGTTCTCCCGTTAAAACATCGTGAAGAATTTGTGTAATTCTTAATTCTTTTACATCTTCAGGTAACGGCCTACCAGTTTTTTTAATAATTTCTAAAGCGGCCATAGAAATGTTTCTCATTACTTCAGGACGTAATCCTGCTGTAAATGGTTCTGGTATTACTTCATCCCCCGCTCGTACAACACCCTCTGTACCTGCTCGTGGTTTACCTTCTCCTAATCTTGTAATCCAAGGAAGAACTTGAGACTTTGCCTTTTTTCCTTTTAGTACCCCTTCAGGGTCTAACGCTCTAAGTGATATTTTCTCTATGGTAGCATCTACGAATTTTAAACTTTCTTCTCTTTCTTTTGGAGATAAAGAAGATAAATATAATTTTCCTGTTTCTGTTCCTTTGTCTATTCTAGCTTGTTTAGCACTTGCTCCTTTCTCAAAAATTCTAGCTGCTCTGGCTGCTCGTGGTCTAGCAACTGCACCTACCGCACCACCAAGTACCGCTCCACCAACAGCACCCATGCCACCACCTAAAGCAGCACTCTCTATCCAATCTTCTTGTTGGTATTGTTCAAGCCCTGTCTCTTTTTTTGCTTCCGCCGTTGTTCCTTCTATTATTGCTCCACTAGTAGCCTCCATACCAGCAGCCTTAGCTGCTCCCCCTAATGCTCCTTTACGTACAGAGGTTCTTATTGATTCACTGGCGAGTCTTCTAATAGCTACACCAAGTGTAGCCGTAGCTGCTGACATACCAGTTTTTGCTAATAAACTAGCTCCTGCTGTGGGAATAGCCGCTATTGTCGCTGGAGATGTAATTACTCCCGTAGTATAGTCTCCTATTTTTTTCCAAAAACTAGTAAGCCCGTCTACTTTATCATACGCAAGAAACATTCTTCCCATTCTTGCTTTATCTTCATCGTCTACAAGACTTCTAATATGAGTTAAATTTTTTATAGCAGTTACTTCATTAACTTGACCTTGACGCATTAATTCGGCAAATTCATCTATTCTTTCATCTATATCAGGTATACTTCTTCCTGTTCTTTCAAGCATATACAAATAAGAATCCTCATCAAATTGAGGGTCTTGTCTAAGCACATCTCTTGTTAGATCATTTCTTTCATAGTATGGTTCAGCCATAGTTTTTGTAATGCTCCGTAAGCATTGTTATTCGTTAAGAAAAAGTTCATTAAATGATTGTACATGGCTTGTAAACCTGTGCGAATTAGAATATGTTGGAGCTTTATTAGCCTTCCTTAAAGCAATGTCTTGTTGAATTAATTTGCTTGTAAATAATCCTGCTTCTTTGATTATTGCTATGACCGTTTGTTCAGACATTGTTCCGTTCTGATAACTAGCTATAGCGTTATCAACATCACGTTCAAGGGCGATTAACGCACTTGCATTTTTTTGTTGTTCTGGTGTTCCCTTTACAGCATCATCAAGATCATTAATTTTAATTAAGTGTTCTTGTACAAAATCACCTACAAGATTATTATAACCGGTAACTACTGCACCTAATCTTTCTCCCATTGCTTTTTTTTGTCTGCTTTCTCCTGCTTCTGACCTACGTGAACCAAGTATTTTAATAATTATATCATCCCTTGTAATGTCTGTATTTCCATCTTTAATTGACAAAAGAATAGGGTCTAATATTTGTCCAGTACTTATTTCAAGGTTATAAGGAGGTGCATTTAATTGTTTCTGTACATCCCGCAGAAGTGGGAATAGTGTCTTTGCTATTTGCTTTTGATCCCCTGCTCCAACTATTTTTTGCCATTCGTCGTTACCAAGATTACCTAAAATAACATTGAGTCCCTCCCTTAAAACACTAGCCGCCTGTGTTTCTAAAATAGGATCAGCACCTGCCTGATCTTGCTTTTTCTTTATCTCGGCAAGCCTCTTCTCTTCTGCGAGATGCGCTGCTTTTTGTTCTGCAGTTTCTACTTCTACATCATTAAGTGTATCTCCTGCTGCTCCTACTTCTGTTGTTCTTGTTTGTTTTTTTGCTACATCAAAGAAACTTTCCCTACGTCCCACAGGAACATTTGATTGATTTAACCAATGAGTAATAATTTGTTGCCCTGTAACAGCTTGGATATTTATACCTCGATCCTCTGCACTAATTATAGCTTTTTTCATTGCAGCAATCATAGCAGGTGGCGTATCGCTAAGTTTATTTTTTCCAAGCTGGTCTGAAAATTGCTGTGGGCTTTGTTCGCCATCTTTTAATGATTTTATAAAATTCTCTTTATCAAGTAATGATGGATCATTAATAAGGTAATTTAAATGGCGTATAGCTCCAAGATCATTCATAGCACCATTTGCTAAAATTTTACTATCTAATGGGTTAAGACCACCCAACATTTGAGATTCATACCATATAGTTAACATATCATCTGTTAGGTTTCTATGAACTTGTGCTAACTCACTTCCCGGTTGTGTATTTTTCCATCCATATATTGATTCTTCAATGTTCGTGCCTACAAACTTTTCAGCATTTGATGCAAACCTTTTTTCTTGTGATAGAATATGACTATTGGTTATTGATGGATTATTCCTAGTTAAAAGTTCAAGTGTTTGTGCTCTTTTTAAGGCCATATTATTAAATGTTATAATATCTTCCAATTTCATACTATCAGGGTATGCTTTATTTCTATGGTCAATTAACCAAGATGTATCAGAATCTGGATTTTCACGTTTCCATTGTTTAACTGTCTTATTAGCAAATTCATCCGCATTTGTAGCTGCGTTAAGTTCTAATATTGATTGCTGGTGTTTATTTCTAGCAGTTGAAAGTTCCATTTCTGCTTGTTCTATTGCAATCTCATCACCTCTTCTAAGTGGCCTTCTAAATCCTTCTGGTGGGATTATTTCATCATACGTTTCTGTACCCTGCAATAAAGCCTTAACTTGACCTGAAGATAAGCCTAAAACACGGCCTGCAGTATTTAATGCTTCTTCACGTTCTCCTCCCGGCAAACCAAATTGTTTGCTAAATGCATTTCTTAATTGGGCAGAAATTGAACTTTGTTGATCACGATCAATAGCATCAGCAGGTATTTTTCCAACTATTCCTTCTGCCGTAGTCTTATACCAATCTTCATTAAGTGCTCGTCTTGTTTGTATTCCTTCTTCAAAAGAGGGGGTTTCCTTAGAGGGAGTTTCCATACCAAATACTTTATAAGGGTCTAATTCAAGTTCACCAATTTCAACAGGTTCACCAATTTCAAATTGCTTTCTACTTGGATGCACAGATATTCTTCGTCGCAGTTCTATTTCTGCTTCTGCAGCACTTTTCTT